TTTTTCAGGCATAGCATAATACTTAGACTCAACCTGGTTAATATTAGAAGCAGGGTCATATTCATATGTTGGATTAAAAGAAGCATAAGGTTCCGATTCCGTTTCAGCCTGTTTACGGTACTTGCTTACCAATTCAGGAGAAGACAAAAAAGCCCCAATTAGACCTTTCTGTGAAACACCCAACTGAGAAAGACGGGAGATGTCCCCGCCCTGAAGAAGATACGCCACAATATCAGAAGATGTCAAATTTCTCTTAGCCATAATAACCCTTTATATATGTGATAAATGTTCTATTGTGAAGCGTTAAGCAAAGCCTGAATGTTAGCCATCAAAACCTGATTCTGAAGGTCAGAAACATTTTGGGCTACACCCTGACGACCCGCCGCTTGTGCGCCAAGCGCAGAACGGCGTAAAGCATCAAAATAAGCAGTTTCGGCAGCACCTAGTTGCTGTGCGCTACGATTAGCCAAAGCGGCATACATGTCGTTAGCCTGCTGGTCCTGAGCCTGCTGAGAAGCAGCATCCTGACCCGTACCACCATACGCCAACAAGTTCTGTTGCAACCCCTGAAGGGCTGGTGGAACATTAACAAACGGAACATTACTATAAGCCGTAGGTTGACCCATATTGGCAAGCAACTCTGCAGTAGCAGCATCAATAGCCTGATTAGCCTGTTGAGACTGTTCACCCAAATACTTCTTAGCCATAGCACTGGTTTGACGGTTCATCTTTTTTGCTGAACCGATACGCTGTTGACGCAACTGCGATTCACTAGGTCCAGAACCGCCACCGCCAGCGTTTTCACCAAGCAAACGACTCAACAATTCATTATCGCCGCTATTTAAAGCATCCTGAACAGCCTTATGTAACCAGTTTTTTGGGTCGTTCTTTGCAGCAATTCGGGCAATCTTAGGGTCATAAGCCAACGGTGCCCGTGGTGTAGACGGACGATAAGGAACATTGGAAGTAATTCTATTTCTTGGAGCAACACTAGAACTATTAGAAGGCGTTGATGGATTAGCAGGTGAAGTAGTTGTCGGCGTTGTCCGTGCAGGTGGCGCAGTTGTGGTCGTTGTCGGACCATAGTTACCCCGCTGCGGGTCCCAACCCTGATTAGGTTGTGTTGTTGGTGGTGTATCAGGAACCTGTACCCAACGATTTGTTTTAGAATCCCACTGCCATGCCATAATAATCTCCTTTTAGTAACTAGCCATCTGTCTGATGTTCATAGCATCAGAAATAACGCTCTGTTGCTTCTGAAGACGCAACTGAGCAATGTAATCTTCCAAATCAGCCTGCTGACTTGCTTCTTGCAAGGACAAGTTAGTTAACTCATCTTGTAGGTTTTGTGATTCCACACCTAGGTCACGCTGCAGATTCTGTGCGTACTTCTCTAAACCAGATGTGCGAATACCTGACGACACATTAGGTCCACCTAAACCACGGCGACCATAACTAGCCACCATTGGTTGGAAACCTTCGTTGTATTGGCGTTGAATGTCGGCAGTGCGGCGTGCGCCACGCTGCTGACCATAAAAAGCCGCTTTAGTGTTTGCTTCAGACTGTTGCTTACGCCGTCTAATAGCAGCGGCTTCTGCAACACCATAATCGCCGTACATACTCATTGCTTATTCCTTTTCAACTCTTCAATTTCTGCTTGTAATCTGGAAAGTTCACGGGCAAGACTGTTTAAAATTGTTATCAAAATACGACCTTCGTCTGTTCCTGATAGCAGGTTAATTCCTAGTGGTTGCCAAGCCATTATGCTGCTCCGATGTCTTCCACAAGCAGATAGTTTTGTTTAGTAGCAGAACCCATAAAATAAACAGTGTCGGTGCTTCCACTTATGGATAAACGAACATTAATAGTAATAGCGGTTGTTGTTGATGGAGCAATAATATAACTATCAGACAAACTGTTGTTAATATATGGTGCGGCACCTGTTTCTTGAAAAATTGTTTGAACCAAGGTATTGCTTCCATCGCAAAAAAACACATGAGCAAGCACTGCAAAGTCCGTGTAGTTGCGAGCAAGAAAACCGCTAAAAGAAATTCGGTACAAACGCCCAACAACTGGAGTAAATGTAACACCAGTAAACCTATTAACTGGTGTAGAAGTAGTAGCAGAAGCAGTATCTGTTGTTTTTGTTTCCCTAGCAATAACACCTCTAGGTGATGCCGCAACCAACTTATCAAAAGTCACAGCAGCATTAACAATCTTACTGGTGGTAACAGCATCGTTAGCCAACTTAGCAACAGTAACAGCGTTATCGTTAATCTTGACAGTAGTAATAGCACTAGAATCAATGTTTGTGCCAGTAGAAATACCTTCAGCAAAAGCCTTCACAGCAGAAAAGTTACTGTTAACTTCAGTAGCCTTCGCTGCCGTATTAGGTGTAAACGAATAGTCATAATTTAAAGTAGCCATAATTTATCCTTTAACTCGGCGTGGTGCCCACTTGTATCCAATACTGTTAATGCCCCACGATTTCTTTAACTCACCAATAAAACGCAACTGAACCGTTTTAGCCAAACCAAGATTCTTCGCTGTTTTAATAGTGCTAGAGACAACACCAGTAGACCAAACAGAACCACTAGTGGAACCATCAATGTTTTCAATAGCCCAAGAATCAGAATCCCAAAACATACCAGTAGCAGCAGTAGGAAGAACAACAGAGAATGTCCGTGCTTCAGAACCCTGTGATTCTTGGAAATCATGGTACACTTCAACATCTAGTTGCATGCGTACTTCTGATTCTTTCATAACTAGGTCTGGACGGCGAAACATTTTGCGTTGCATGTATGAACCAGCATCAAACCATTTAGTGCGGTAAACGGTTGAGAAACCGCTTTCCGCACCGCCAACAGCAATTTTGTCAGCACTTAAAGCGTAATCATCAACATCCAAAACTGCGGGAACACTGGGGTGACACATTAAGCGCAGGTCGGCACCAGTGTCTGCACGGAAGTCACATCCGCTGACAACTCCCTTGCCATCGGATGTTGAAAACATTGTATAAGCACGAATAGAAGGGTCAAAAACAAGATTAACAGTTGAAGTAGTTGCTACGGTTGTTTCCGAATAAGGCAAGGACAACCAAACACGGCGACCAACCCACGAAACACTGATGGCATCATCTTGTGCTGGATTAATGTAACCGAAGTCAAACACGGGACGCAACTGTTGAAAAACATCAACAACATTGGAACCATCAAAAAAGAACAAACCATCACCATGGCTATAGAAGTAAACACCAGTATCAGTGGCTGCCATGTGTGCATGGTTATGGCATCCTAGTGTGGTTGACACATTAACAATTTGGAAATCTGTGTGGTCGTAACCAAACAAAATGTAAATACCGAAAGGTTTAAAAATAACCAGCGAACCGTTGACAACAACCATTCCAGTGATGCCTGTTCCACCACCTTCAATGTCAATGTAGTCTTCTTTAACCCAACATTCAGGAAGCGAATCTTCAGAAAAGCGTAAACGATTAGGGTGAAACACGCCATCTTCGTATGTGCCTGCAGCAAACATTCTGTTTGCATGCACGGATAAATGTTCACACTGTGGAACATGCCCACCGCCAGCACCACCACGAGAACCCCAAGTATTAGGAGAAGTAGTTACTCTAGGTAGTGCAGTAGCAAAACCAGCACCAGTCCATTTGTATTGACCATCAGTTCCGCTGTGTCCACCATTGTTGTGTGTAGCAATGTATAATGTTTGACCCCATGCAGCCATACACGCACCATGCGAATTGGTGCTAGTCACATTATATGTTACACCAGAATGTTGGTAAGTTAACAAAGCAAAGTTACCACCAGAAGACTGGTAGTAAACATTATTGTTATTAATAAGCATTAACTTGCTGGTTGCACCATAAAAAGCCTGGACACGGCGGGGAAGCCAAGTTCCACCCACATTATCAGGATTAATGCGTGACATACCACCACGACTAAAAACACCGCCACGGGGGTCAATTTCAACATTCAACATTTCAGGAGACTCATTATCAGCCAACTGAAACTGGTCAGACCTAAAGTTTAACCCACCCGTGAAATCTTTCTGCTCGTAAATCTGCAACGACATCACAGACCCCAAGCATCACGATTACTACCCAAAGAACGAAACCAACCATTATAAGTAGGACGATGCTTCGTTTGTCCATGTGCCATAATCAAAGGGTTATGACTAGTTGGTGTAGTTGCGTTGCGAACCGCAAGCGCAACACCTTCATCATACGCACGCTTATACATCTCAGCCATAGCCGAATCTTCCAACTGTTGATACACACGACTGCAAGCGTAATACACCAACGGGAAATGCAGCGTAGCAGGCGCATCCACATCGCCACCTTCAGTTTGCCAATCAAACGGTTCACGATAACCACGAGCCGTCAACTGGCGAACATTATTAGGCTTCGGATACAAATGAATACTGTTAGCCCAAACAGCATAAAACAAAGGGTCACCCTCGGTGTCGTAAGAACCGATATAAGTTTGTTCAGCCATGTCAAAACCAATCATGTCCAAACGATAACCAGTACCACGGTTATCCACAATAGACACAACCTGACCAAGTGGCTCATCAGTTAAAGTAGCAATCTCATAGGCACGAACACCAGTACGAGTATTAAAATTAAACGAATACTCTAAAAAGCCCCAACGCTTCTCCGTATCTAAAATACGATAATACCCGTCACGAATATAAAGATTCAACAACGAATCAGGCAAATCATCAGCATCAAGGTCGGTAATTGAACGGAC